CCTCCAAGTCTATAACCTGGAGGTCGGTTAGCCCAGGAAACAATATCTCCTGACCGATACCATATTTTCTAGTTCGACATAATGTTTTATCACACATACTACACATAGGTTCATCTTTACATTTATAACCCCATTCTTTTTTGTCGTGTTGTGTAACAACTATCTGCACCTCTGAATCTGACAATGGTTTCTCCATTGCGGTTGCATTAAATAAAATTAATTTTGACTTCCATTCTGCTGGCCATTTTTGTTTTGCATACACACCATAATGAAACAACGCATTGTTTCTACCGCCTTCACCTATCTTGTTCATAGCTAGTGTTTCAATACAAGGTGGTCCATCACTGTATTCTGATTTAGGTCTTTCTACTTTTATACTGTCAACGTCTTTTACTTTTGTAGTTTCATACAACGCAAAAAAATCATCCAGTGTAGCACCTGCCCCATCTTTTTTAAATGCATATCTTGTTGTTTCGTTGCCAGAAAAATATGGTAAGTTTAAAAAATTTCCTGTATCATCTTTCGATTTTAATTCTGTTTGTTTTGGAAAAACTTCTGATCCACCGTATCCTAATACAGCTTTTATCTCCATTAACTTATCTTGCATAGATTTTGCAGATACATAATCCTCTGTAAATAAAAATACATGTGCACCACCAGACTTAGATCTAAATACTATTAGTGGTAAATTTAATTTATCTATCTTGTCTATTAATTGTTTGTGATCAAACCCTGCATAAGAATCTATATCTATACATCCCCACTTACAGTTGTTGTCATCATTAATAGGTATGACACCTAAACTATCTGTACCACCTAAATGTTTTTGCCATAGATCATCTGTGACTGGTTCTCTTTTTATAAAAGATACACCCTTTACTTTTTTTCCGTTACCGTTTGATTCGCCTACTTTGGTGACACCGTGAGCACGGTCTAATCCTGAAAATATTTTTTTAAATTGTTCAACCATAAAAATATACAGTGGGCGCTTCCCCTCTCGCTTCGGCGCCCACTACCTAGGATTCTAGTATGGTTGTTTAGACTCGTTTTCTTCTGAGCCGTGTTTAGCTTGGACTTCTCCTTTGCCTACACTTGTTGCAAAGCCTTTAGCCATTTCATAGTCTTCTTTAGAAGCTACGGGACCAACTTTGCTCACATCCCAACCAAACCATGTACCTTTGTCATTTGACATCTGTACAGTTTTTAGATTGTAAATGTGGCTGTATGTAGGCGGAGTAAATAATCCATTCTTACCCTGCATTTTAATACCCATCATCATTGAATTCCATTTTCTACTAATTTTTAATTGAGTAGATTTCATAGATATTAATGCTGTGCTTGGGCTTTTACCTAATACTAATACAAAATGATTTGCAGTATTATCAAGATAATTACCGTTTGGTAATCTATCTTTGTATGAAGCATCTCTTTTGGTTTGATTAATTATATCACTACCTGCTTCATGAATAGCTACTGGTGCACCAGTGCTGGTACCCCTGTCTTGCCATTCGATGTACTGTCTTTTGTAGTGACAAGGTATTACATTAATACTATCAAACAATTCGTTTGTAACAGTATTAATTATCTTGCCAGGTTCAGCACCTTCTACATATTTACCATCTCTTTTGTTTACCTCTGGAGATAGTTGACCCAAAATTTTTAAGAAGGGTAACGCAAGATCTTCTTGCGAAATATTTTGAGCCCCTTGGTTTGCATCAGCTTCAAACAAATTAGTTGCTAATGCTCCTCCTTTTTTTGTTGCTACTTGGTTCATGTTACTTGTTCCTTTTTATTGTTGTTTTATTCTCAGTGTATACACCGAAAATTTCCGTTGGCATTTCTTTACCCGCCTCTAAACGCTCACGGACTAGCGCTTTCAGAGTCATAGGCTCAACCTTCATCTTTTGTGTCGGTTGAAACCCTTGACTCTTCGCAAGTTCAGCGTATGACGCTGCCTTGTTATCCTCGTTACGACCAAATGATACTAAGACTTCATTCTTAATAATATCACCTAAGCCGTTATCACGAAGCCAGTTAAAAGCCATTTCTTTATTAGCTTCACTAATGTGAGCTTTGTAAGAAGTGGCAACTTTAAGATGTGATCCATCTTGAAGTTTTAATTCTGAGAGACCCATCTCTGACATCATAGTTGGTATAATATCACCAGATATTCTATCTCTAGATTTTTTAAGTTCTTTTATTTCATTCTCTCTATCTTCAATAGATTGAATGAACTTTTCTAATTGTTCAACTTGGTCTGCGAGAGACTGAATATTATCAGTCTTCTTCATTGCATCCTGTTGATCTGCCTCAAAGTCAGGCATTTTTATTTGTTGTTTAATGCTCATCTAGTTCTCCTTTCTCGTATAGATTAATTTCAATAGGATAATATTTTCTTTCTTGTTTATCCCATTTAAGCAATTTAAATTTACCATTAGTAATATCAGACACAATAGAACATGCAACACCTATGATAGCGGGATCGCCTGTAAGTAGTAAATAATCTCTTGGCTTATAATTTTTTAAACCTTGTCTTAATTTAAAAACTAAAGGGCCTGGTGAAAATATCATTTGCGAAAACTCTGGTAACAAAAATTTAAACTGTCCATATTGAGATGCACCCATAATATTAATTTTAGGAGCACCTGCTTTGCTTCCTGATATTTCCTGAATAACATATACTGTAGACGTATAATTATTCTTCATAGTTTCATATTTATTACTTTCTGACATTGACAAATCATATAACATCCTTTATATTAATGTCAATAGAAAGATATTATGGATTATAAATTTAAGTTAAAGCCATACGAGCATCAGATGAGTGCTCTTGAAAAGTCTTGGAACAAAGAGACTTATGGATATTTTATGGAAATGGGTACAGGTAAAACAAAAGTATTAATAGATAATATGGCGATGCTCTATGATAAAGGTAAAATAAATGGTGCCTTAATTATAGCGCCTAAGGGTGTTGTAAAAACATGGCATGAACAAGAGTTACCAACACACCTACCTGATCATATAGAAAATGTTACAACATTGTGGCAACCAAACATAACTAAAAAACAAGAAACTAAACTAAATAATTTATTTGATCTGGGCACCGACCTACACATTTTTATAATGAACGTGGAAGCTTTATCTACAAACAAGGGTGTTAAGTTTGCAGAAAAATTTTTAAGATCACACAGAACGTTGATGGCTTTGGATGAATCTACTACAATAAAAAACCCATCAGCAAAAAGAACTAAGAACGTTTTAGCTCTCGCTCCTATGGCTAAATATAGGCGAATCTTAACAGGTTCGCCTGTAACTAAAAATCCTTTGGATTTATATACACAGTGCGAGTTCCTTGATCCATTTCTCTTGAATTTTAATTCTTGGTATGCGTTTAGAAATAGATATGCCATTATGAAAACAATACACGTAAGAGGTAGATCAATACAAACTGTCCATAAGTTTCAAAACTTAGGTGAGCTATCGGATAGATTAAAAGGCTTTTCTTACAGAGTGCTAAAAGAAGATTGCCTAGATTTGCCTGAAAAAATATACATGAAACGACACGTGGCTCTAACTAAAGAACAAGAAAATTTATACGAACAGATGAGAAAAACAGCTATTGCAAACCTAAATGGTAAAGTAACTTCTACAGTTACGGTGTTAACACAGTTGATGCGATTACAACAAATAACTTGTGGCCATTTCGTTGCTGATGATGGCACTGTGCAAACCATAAAAAATAATAGACTAGATGAACTTATGGATGTTTTAGAAGAGACAGAAAACAAAGCTATTATATGGGCATATTGGCAAAGAGATGTGCAAGATATAAGAGATGCTATTGAAAAAAAATATGGTCCAAGATCCGTGGTCGATTATTATGGGTTAACGCCACAAGATGAAAGACAAGATAACATACGTAGATTTCAAAACGATAATGAGTGTAGATTTTTGATAGGCACACCTTCTACTGGTGGTTATGGTATCACACTAACAGAAGCAAATACTGTTATCTATTATTCTAATGGTTATGATTTAGAGAAAAGATTGCAATCAGAAGACAGGGCACACCGTATTGGACAAAAGAAAAATGTAACCTATATAGATTTAATTGCAGAAGATACTGTTGATGAAAAGATAGTTAAGTCTTTACGTAAAAAAATTAATATTGCATCTGAAGTTATGGGTGAAGAGTTACGAGATTGGATTTAGTCTAAGTCTACAGCGTTACCAATAATAGGTTTGTATCTAGTTTTACCATCTTCTCGGTAAGCTCTTAATAATTGTTTACGTGGATTCTCAGCGACCCAGGAGCAGTGGACCCACCCGCTGTTTGGTTCACCTGGAGTATAGAACTCAAGTATCATTTGATCCCAGTCTAAGTTATCTTTAATCCAATCAAAGACTTCAGCGTTGCTCGTGCCCATTACTTCGAAGTCCGCCGCCTCCGCACGGGTATGTTGGCTATTGATCGACGAATTAATTTTTTGACACAG